CCTTGCTAACGAGGTGGTAACTCCACCAACAATGACTTGTCCAACAATGACAACGGCTACCGTGCCTTGTTGAGCGGTTTTACGTACATCTGCAGGTAAATCTGCACCTACGTTGGAAATAGCTCTAAGTGCTTTTCCTGGGTCTGTAAATACTGTTGCCAGTAATTCTGAGGGGCTTTCAAATATTTGAAGAGCATCCGCTATTTCAGCGGTAATAACCACACCGTTTTCTAAAGTAACTGGCTGGTCTGGCGGCAACTCACTGTAGTCAATTCCAGATTCCATAAGCACGTCAAACGGTATAGCCTCATCCTCTGTATACTCAGTTAATAGTTCTTCTACAGTAGAAGGGGCAGGAGCAGGTAATGGATTCTCATTTGGAACAATTGGGTCAGGAGTTGGACTTGGAGTTGGCTCCTGAATTACTTCTACTGGAGTCGAAGGCTCTGGCTCAGGAGCTAAAGTTGGAGTTGGAGTCGGTTCTACAGGAGCTGTCTCGGTTGGTAAAGGGGTTGGAGTAGGTGAAGCGGTTTCTGAACGGCTTGGGGACGGCTCTGGTGTTGGTTCTGGGGATGGCGTTGGTTCAGGGCTTGGTGTTGACTCTGGCGTGGGTGTTATTGTTGGTTCTGGTGTTGGGGTGGGAGTAGGTTCTACAGGACATGTGGCATTCCACATAATTACAGAACCGTCCCAGCAAGTAATATTTGGTGGCGTTGGCGGACATTGAGCATCCCAGCTGACTGAAGTACCATCCCAACACTCAATTGGTGGGGGCTGCTGAGGACAAGTTTGACTCCAAGTAATCCATGAACCATCCCAGCACTGTGTGTCTGGTGGTACAGGAGGGCAAACACCGTTCCAAGCTACGGTAGACCCGTCCCAGCATTGGCCTGGAGGAGGCTCTGGAGGGCATGTAGAGGTCAAAGGAATGACGGACCCATCCCAACATGACTGCATTTCTACAGGGCGGCCACCGTTAACGGTAAAAGCTTCAGAGATTGTTACTACCTCTGTGTTAGGAGCAAACCTAATACCACGCCGTAAATCTGAAGGAAGCCAACCCGTAGTTTCTACAGTTCCTGACCAAGATGGGTAACGAGAAATGTCTACGGTAAGTTTAATTTCAGTTAGGTTTCCAGTGGATTGAGGAAAAGGTCGAACTTTCCAAAGGATACAAAAACCTGTGTCATTTACGCCGTAACTTAAACTAGCCCCTTGACCAAAAGTTACCCAATCATACCCAGCCAAGGATATAGATGGGGTTTGAGGGTATGAACTAAAGTTAGCATCAGGCGTACCAAAAGTAAGAGTTCCGTTAGTAGTTACGTACGTAGTATCGTATGTAGTATCGCCCAAAGGTAATGAAAATGGCAAAGCCATCTGGTGTGCGGTGTCATCTTCACCAGTCCACGAGTACGTATTGCAGGGTGCGTCAATAGCAGCTTGTGCAGGCATAGCACTTAATGGAAATGCAAACGCAAAAATAAACGCAGCAAAAAGTTTAAAGAATTTCAATGCCAATTCTCTCCTAAGGGCAATACATAAAGTTTACCCGAAGAGAGAATAATAATCTTGGCTTGCTCCCCGCCGTGGACTCGAACCACGAACATTTCGATTAACAGTCGAACGCTCTGCCATTGAGCTAGCAGGGAATGGAGCCCCCTATCCGAGTCGAACGGATGACCCTCGCTTTACAAGAGCGATGCTCTGGCCACTGAGCTAAGGGGGCGTGTTAATAAATTGTACTACACAGAAGTATTTAAAATAAAATTTCTTAAAGTTCCAAGGGTTAAATCTACTCCACCTTTAGAGTCAATACCTTCCCCATCCATAACAGCATTGGCTACTGAGTTTTTTTGTTGAAGTGAATCGTGCTGGCGAACCTCAATAGAACCCGCTATTAAAAAGTCTTGAATGACTATAGTTTCCCACGTAGAAGACGCACGTTTAATGCGGCCATTGCGTTGAGTAGCGAGGCCAGAAGACCATGGCATGTCGTAGTTAATGAGTAGATTAGCTGCAGGCAAATCCACGCCGTACCCGCCAGCATCAGAACTAATAAGCACACGAATACTAGGGTCAGTGTTAAAAGCAACCTTGTTATCTTCTTTGCTTTTTGCATCTAACTTTCCTGTGTATGTGCGACAGATGTCTGCTCCAAGTTTCTCTTGAATCATGTTTGTCATCTCTACATACGTAGCAAATATAACTACTTTATTATCAGGTCGTTGGTCTAAAAAATCTTTAACGTACTCAATAAGCGAGTCCAGTTTATTACTTTTAGTGACACCGTCCATGTGTCCACCATCCATAAGGTCGTATGCGTACTGAGAACCATCACCAGTTGGGCCAATAAATTTTTCAGCGCTAATGCGAATTAAGTCGGGGTGGGAGCAAAGCATCTTAAGCGCCCCTACCTTGGACATAATAGCACCGCGTAGTTCATCAGCTTGGCTACCTTGTTGGCTTTGAAAGCCATAGTGAGCCATGATATTAAATGACCCACCGAACAAGGTCTGTGCGTTATCTAAGTCATACAACAAATCAGCCACAATTTTTTTGTACAAAGACGCAGATTTACGGTCAAATTGAATTAACAGGGGGTCTTTATGAATTGACGCGGGTAGGTACGGAGCTACGTCTGGGTCTTTTTGTGACTTCCTTACAGAAGCTTCTTTCATTTTTGTATGTAGCGTAGGTAAGTTTCTATATCTATCAACACCGCCCCATGTATTACGGACGATAAATGCTGAGTCAAAAATATCAAAACGTCCTAACACTTCCTTATCAACAAACTGCATGATGGAATACAGCTCTTCAGGCTTACCATTTTCAATAGGAGTTCCTGTAAGAGCAAACTTAAAATCGCAAGACGCTAAACGCTTTACATGTTTGGAGCGTTTAGACTTAAAAGATTTAATGGCAGTAGCTTCGTCTAAAACAACAAACCCGCGAGGTAGTTTACTAACCACATCCCAGTCATTAACTACTTGTTCGTAATTCATAATGATGTAATCCACCCCAGAGTTAACCCAGTCCATAGCTTCAGCGTATTGTTTTTCCCGTTGAGCTTTAGTACCGTCAATAACTAGCGGCTTAGATGTATCGTCAGTGAATTTAGTTATAGAACTAGACCACTGGTATTTTAAACTAGAAAGGCATACAACAATTCCAGGCTCTTGAATCTCAGAGCTATCCATTAACTGCTCAATTGCGGCAATGGTCAATACCGTTTTGCCTAGCCCTAAGTCGTATGCAACAAGCATTTTTCTTTGCTCGCACATACGACTTACGGCTTCGACTTGGTACGGAAGTAATGTACCCGTAAACATTATTTCTTCTTAGTAACCTTTTTTGCTTCTTTAACAACTTCTTCAGTTACTTTTGCTTTTGCGTTTGCAACAATCTTTTTTTGTGCAGCTTTTACTTCAGGGTTTTCTTGAAGTTCTTTAGCAAACTCAAGTAAAGATTTTTGTAGTTGCTTATTGCGGTACACAATAACTCCAGCACCAACAATAGCTGCTAGTGCAAACATAACCAACAAAATTTCCATGTGTTTCTCCTTATAGGACCGATTAAAGAAACTCTACCATAGGTTTTTGACAAAAAATAACCCACCAAAAGGTGGGCTATCTTTAAAGTAATTATGGAAGTTGCGGTACTCCCATATCTTCACCAGGCATTATTTCTGGTTGCCAGTACTTAAATTCCCTAATTGGGGAGTAGCAACCTTTACCGCCTTTAATTTTAATTTGAACTATCATTGGATACAGGCTGCGGGTGGCCCACAAAAATGAACCTTGCCACTTTTTAGTAGCAATTCCTGACCAAGTAGTAGTTCCAGTAGTATCTAGTTTTCCATTAGGTTTAACTCTAGCTAACCTCATTTTAATGTATTTAGGTTTTTTCTTACAATACACGTGGGCTTGCGCAGACCATAACGTACGGTCTCCATTAAGCGTCCAAGCATCACTGCCGTTAAACTGTAATGTTTGCCACTTGTTATTAGTTTTAAGAACTTGTTTAGATTCAGATTTTTTAAGTCCGCTATTTTTAAGTTCATTAGCTTGAGTATTTGGTGCTCCGAGTAGTAGCGCTACGAGTGCAACCGCTAGGGCTGCCCGTATGCGCACAGGCTAGGCGTCTAAAATTTTCTGTGGGTTAAGTCCGCCGCCTCGAACCCAACCTGGACCTTTTTGAAGTTCCATGTGCAAATGTGGGCCAGTAACGTTTCCGTCTTTACCGCACTTACCAATTACTTCACCCTTCTTAAGTTCTTGGCCAACTTTGCAACTATTTGAAGCTAAGTGCGCAAAAAGTAAATGGCCACCTTTAACTTTAAGTAAAACTGAGTTTTTTCCAAAAGCTGCACCCCAGCACTGACCAACTTTTACTACCTTGCCATCACATGGGGCAACAATAACAGCACCTACTGGCGCTGCATAATCTACACCTTCGTGACGTCCTGAGGACCACATATGTCCTTTAACACCGAAAGGTGTTGTAACCTTATATTTTGCGTCTTTCATTGGCGATGCCATGTTCTCTCCTTAAATGGTTAAGTTACTATTATACCTTTAAGCAGCGCCCCATGTGGCGTAACGGACAGAATGTCGTGCTTCAAAAATACCTTTGAGTACTTCGGCTTTACTCATACCACCTACGTCTTTAACGTCAATGTCAGCGTACTCAAAGAACCACGCTTCAAAACCTAAATCCTGTGAAGCTTTAACCATTTTAAGTGAAGAGGTAAGACCAGCATCGTCACTATCTAAAGCAAAAATAATCTTATCTGCAAACCGTATTGTTTTTAACTGTGTCTCTGAAATCATAGAACCATAAGTAGATACGCCACCTGTAATACCTAGAGAAGTGAGTCTGACAACATCTAGTGGTGACTCTACAACAATCATGTCTCCACCTGTGTATCGGTCAAATCCAAATAGCGCATTGCTTTTTTTAACTCCTGTTGGGCAATTCTTAAAGTACCTTCCAGAGAAACCTTTTTCTTGCCATCCAATAAGAGAACTATTGTAGGTATTTCTAATAGGAATAATCCAATTCTCTCTGCGGGCATCCCATAAAATTTGATGGTGAGCTGCCGCTTCAGGAGTTAATCCACGGGACTTCAATGCGTGTATTGGAGGCTCTACAAAAGCTGCTAACGAAGCCTCAGACACATAGACAAGTTCCTCAAATGTTTCTTTAGGTTTACTAATGGCACGCTCAAAAGCCTCTAATAGTTCTCCGCCATCGTTAAGCCAAGCCTTGGCCTGCTCAAAGTCGTACCCACCCTCTTCAGAATAAAACTGATTAACGTAAGCAATAAGTGAGTACAGGCTTCCCTTGTATTGACATGAAAAACAAATGTGCGCACCTGTATCACAGTTTATGTACCACGAAGGATTGTTATCAGGGTGTCCAACACGGTCAATGTGACCTGGGCAAAACCCTTGAATCTCTGAACCGCGTGAATCTACATACTCAATACCTAAAGCATCAAGCGTTCTTTCCATCTCTTCTACGTTCATTACATATCATCCCCATTAATTTCACGGAACTCACCTGTGTTCCAATCCCACACTAACGAAACTTCCATAGGACTTGCGTTACGACCTGCCATAAGTTTTAGCACACGGGTGTCATCTACGTTTTCGTCTTCACGTTGTAAACCTAAGAGAATGTCAGCATCTTGAAAGAATGAAGACGAGTAACCAATAGAGCTTGCGGTTACTTGACCTTTGTTCATCTTCCACTCAAGAGTCTGGGTAGAAATAATAATTGGAATTTGATACTGCTGGGCTAGGCGCTTGAGTGAGCGGGTAATGTTTGTCAGAGCAATAGCTGTGTTAGCTTCACCTGACTGCTCATCTACCATTAGGTACACACCATCAATGAAAAGAATCTCTGGCTGTAGCATTTGAATCTTGTTAGACAATCCTGAGATAGTTGAAGAACTAGCTGATTCGCTAAGCCAAAACTTATGTTGCATCATTGACATGCCACGAAGCTTAGCCTTGTAACGTGACTCTTCTTCTGGAGTCAAGGTTCCTGTAAGTAAACGGTGGTGCGAGATACGAGCACGCATAGCATCGTAACGAGTTGTCTGCTCATCGTTACTCATTTCAAATGATTGGAATACGGGAACCTTACCACCGTTGTGAATGTTCTGAGCCATCTGTAAAATTAAAGTTGACTTACCTGTCTTAGGTGGGGCGGCAATAACAATAAGCTGTCCCTTTTGCACACCGCTGATAGCACGGTCAAGTGATGGGAATCCTGTAGCCATGCCACGCATACCGTTAGGTAAGTTTTTACGCTCAACATATTCTTCCCATCGTTGTTCTGCGTCTTCAGTGATGTCGGTATCACTAGCGGCAGTTAGCCCCTCTTCCTCAAGACGAGCCATGCCACGCTGAATACTACCAAGAGCAGCTTCATGATTTTTATCCTTTTCAATGTCCAGAATAGCTTCACGGAATGAAGTGTTTATGATTGCCTTGCGGCGCTGTTCAATTACTTTGTCAATGAGAAATTCAATAGAGTCCTCAGTAGTAACAGCAATAAAAGTAGGAAAGTTATCTGCAAGCACTTCAAAGCTAGGGCTCTGTCCATAGTTGGTGTGGTGCTCTCGTACGTATTTCCAAACACGCTTATCTAAGTCATCGTTAAACCACGAATCGTTTACTCCACGTGCAAATAAAGGAGATAGGTTTTTATCATGTAATGCTCGGCTTAGTAATCTATTCTCGTAATCCATTTTTCCCCTTTAGAAATCCATACCCCAATGACCATACATCAACTTATGTTCAGGGTCAATTACCCCTACAACTTCAGGTCGGTATGGTAAATCTGCAGCTAACTTTTTTGGCGAGCCATACGATGCAAAGTATCTAAACGGATTAGTACCTGCAGTTTCTAGCGCGTTGTACACAACTTCAAGTTCATCCTGTGAATAGTCAAAAGAAATTAATTCAAGTGTTACATTTGCATGTGTAGTATACACATAAAATTTATTAAGAAGTAGTCGGTCATACTGGATGTTGTCATGAAACTTTTTTATAAGTTTAAACTTCTTTGTAGTTATCCGTGTTTTGATAAGTAAAATGTCAGCGTTAACTAACACCCGCTTAGGAAAGTCGTTACTAATGTCCCCTTTGTACATAAACTAACAGACCTCTATTTTTCCAAATTTAAGTACAAAGTCTCGGTGCGCTTCTGCGGACTCGGTGGCTTTGTCAACATCTTCTTCAGTATGTCTAGTAGAAATCTCAAGAGGATACGTACCTTTGTTTTGCTTAACTTTTTCTATTACAAACCTAGTATGTTTGCAAGAGTTGCGTCCAAGATATCCAGGACATGTACAATTAAAAGTTTTATCGGAGCGCAAGCTTACCTCATAGATACCTGGTCCTGGAGAAGTATCTTGACTTAAAAATACTTGAACTAGACGTAACTCTTCCATTAAGTCCTCCGTCATTTGCGTAAATCCCCTCTAATAGATTCTAGCTCAATTGTTACAAAAGCTTCGTGGATAAAACTACCAGTTGCCTCACCATAAGCCGCGGACCAGGACTTAACTGGAAGATTTGTTGTAACTATAGTGGGAAGTCCATTGTTAAACCTGCTACGTAGAATGTCATGTACAAGAGTTTTTTGCCAACCACTAGCAGACATGTGCTCTTTACCAATGTCGTCTACAACTAATACCCTAATGTTGTAAGCGTCATCTAAAGATTCACCTGCCATACCTAAAAACAATCTTTCTTGTTCGTCAGTTTTCTCTGCACTTTTCATAACACCAGCAAGTTCAACTATTGAATTAAAGGTGGCAAAGTAACAAGGTTTAACAAGCGCCATATTTTCTTCTACGTTAAATGACTCAAAAGAAAATGTGCGCATCATCTCTTGGATAATCGCTAAAGCTAAAGTAGTCTTACCGTGCCCAGGCTCACCTACAAGAAGCAATCCCTTACCGCAAGTTGGTTTACCGTCCGCGCGTATTACGTCTCCATCTTTAACTTTTTCAATCCACTTAGAGATAAGAGATAAATCTTTTGGAGTAACTTCTTTGCAGTCAATTAACTCCCAGCCAACACGAGCACGGGGAACGTTAGCAATCTTAATCCAAGACTTTCGCCTAACAGGCAGTTCATCAATGTTAATCATTTGACTCTCCCTTTTTGTTAGCGTTATTAATCCACGATTGTATTTTATCCAAAGTTTCTTTGGTAAGACCTGCTTCACGCATCATACGTTCTTTTTCTACAATGTCTAAAGCTTCGTCTTTCATCTTACTCATGTTAGCCACTCCTGCGATTTAGCGGCTTGAGACTGCGCTTCCTCAACCTGCTCAGTTGTACGCACCATACCACGAGCTTGTGAAACAAGTGCTGGGGCACGAGAGATAAATAGTTTCCACAAGTGCTCAGCAGAATCATACTTGTCAAAATCAATGCTGGCAAAAAACAAATCAAGCATCTTAAACTCAATCTCACCATTGGTGTCATGACTCTTACGCATAGTTGCTAATGCTGGAATGAATCTGCTGGTGGCTACTGACCACGGTGGAATGTTCCACTGGTTTTCAATGCGGTATGCAAACTCGTGTCCAATTTCTGCGGGAGCCCAACTAATGACAGGTATGTCGTACCTACCGCCCATACGCTTTCGGGTCTTTTGCTGGTAAGCCTCTTTCTTAGCCGCCTCGTGCTTAGCCC